GGTGAAGGAGCGGGAGCGTAGCTCGGTCCCGAATACGCCCCTGGGGTGCTAGGGGTTCCTGAAGGCGAAGGGGACTGGGACGGTGTGTTTGTTTTTGTTGAAGAAGGTGGGGGACTTCCGCCAATAATACCCGCCGCGTACAGGGACCCAATTATGATTGAAGCACATGCGCAAAGAACAAGAATAAGTATACCTACTGTCTTTGTCTTCATTCTACTCCTTGTTTATATTTTAGTTGCCCGGGCGGTCGAGACTCTCACTCCTGGTGAATAGACACCTTGCCCTTGAAGATGTCCTCCAGCGTCACCATAAACACCTCATCCTCGCCGCTCTCCGTCTCCTCGCAGCTCGTCAGCTCCCACCCCTCACCCTCCACAAACTCCGTCACGACGCACTCGACGAAACGGACGCTCTTGTTCTGCTTGCCCTTGGACTTCAGGGACAGGGTCACCTTGCGACCCACCAGGGACTCGAACCAGTCCTCATACGTCTCCAGCTCATCCGCAATCTGATCGCGCTCCTTTGCCAACTCGAGAACAGCCTCAATCGCCTCCATTTGGTACTAAAAATATGTCCGCCCCTTTTAAGTCAGGATGAGCAACCTTGATGTCTTGGCGCTTTCAATTGCAGAAATCTTCGGAGACTTTGGCTTTAAGAGCTTTGCTCGGGGTGGAGGGGCTGCTGCGTTCGCTCAGGGCGGTCTCGGGTACGTCGCTGTGATTTACTTTTTGATCCGGAGTTTGCGGGTCGGAAACGTTCTTTATGTGAACGGTATGTGGGACGGTGTATCAGCCGTGCTCGAGACGATTGCGGCCTATGTCCTACTGGGAGAGAGACTCAACAGACCTATAGAATACTTGGGACTCTTGGCGATCATAGCGGGTATATTCATGTTACACGCACCCGAGGGGGCTATACCATATAACTAGAGCAGGTACACGGTCATTTCAAACCATTCGTCTTGAAGAGCCCTACACCTCTTGCCACCCTTGGCACTGTCTTTCCGCAGCGGGTACCGCGTCACAAACTCCCTGGGCGGCTCGTCATCCCACACGTATCTGTCTATTCTCCGGTCCGAGTAATAATCGCCGTAGTAGAACACCTGTTCCATATCGTCCGGGTGAGCCTCGTGCCACTTCATAAACCGGTACGTCTTTTCGAGGTCGATAAAGTCCTCAATCACGTCCCTGAATATCCTGGCACGCCACTTGGCTGGGAACTCGTCCGCAAACGCCTGAGCCTCCTCAAACACGTCATCGAGCGCCTGGCTAAACACCTCAGCACACTTGTGCTCATAGGCCTCCTCTTCCCACTCCTCCTTGACCTTGTGAAACCCGCGCCAATACACGGGCCGGCGGCACATAGGGCAAGAGGAGCCCGAAGAGCCCTTGAGGTACCATTGCTTAATACATCCTTTGCAGAAAACGTGACCGCAGCACAGTTTCTGGAAGGGACCAGTCTCGGCGTAGCACACACTACACTCCATTTTGCTTCTGGGTCCCTTACGAGATACCCAGAAAGTTTGGGCGGGACAAGACACGTTTTTTAAGTACACTCTTTGTTGTAACCTCCACACTGCGCGTTGTCCCACGTCGAACGGTCGTTACAATCACAGGGAGAAGATCCTGCTGGAGGAGGCGGTGGCGGTGGTGGAATGTAGACTGTCGTTCCTGCGACCGTGACTGAAGGTGGCACAGCGACAGGTCTGTCTTTGCACCTGTAATTATCACCTGAAGTGTCACAGTATCCCGAAGCGCACTCTGCATCCGTATTACAAATCGTATTGTTTGCACACAGGGGTGTTGAACAGGGCTTTGTTGTACGATCAGCAAAATCACACACCCTTCCTCCGTTTGCAGCTTGGGTACTTACCACGTACGTCTGTACCCCGGCCCCGCCACACGGGCGCGAACACGAGGTCCATTGTCCGACACAGTCCACAGGGGGTGGGGGAGTAGGAGTTTGCACGGTCGCATAGGAAGGACCCGTATAAGCTGCTGGAGTCGGAGCCGGGACCGGAGCCGGGACTGGAGCTGGGCTAGGGGACTGCGAATCCGAGGGAGGACTTATGTCTATAACACCCGCAGCTATCAGAGACCCAACTATGATTGAAGCACATGCACAAAGTATTAGAATAATTATGAGTGGGCTCATAGTCTATAAATGCACTACATTTTTTCTTCGTTTCGTGTATGGACATTGCTCTCAGGTACGGGTTCTGGGTTTTCGGAGGGTACGTAAGAGATGTTATTGTAAGAGGTGAAAACACGTACAAAGACATAGATATAGGGTGTACATGGGAACAGATGAATTTAATTCCAAAATTCATAGAAGAATTGGGAGGTCAAGTCACTTACGATACGCTCCAAGTCACTGGTCGAACACAACACAGGCTTTTCCCATACGTTCGACGTATTTTAGAAGTGAAAACACAATTCGAGTCTATTGATCTCATTGTGTTTTCAAGTTTCAAGGACTTTTTGACCCACGATTGCATATCGTGTAATATGTTCTACAAGACGCGCGACGGACTTTTTATGAAGGGAGACAGAGACGTGGAGTACTATACGCAACTTACGCTTCAAAAGAAGTTTGTAATTTTCACGGAAAATCAATTCATTTTTGAAATGAGAGATAAACTCTTAGCCAAAGGGTGGTTAGAAGCTTGCAACGGCATACGATGAGGTTCCCGTTCCGGAGGGTGGTGGAGTGGTGACCTGTGGGGCACTACAGATTCCTCCCATAACAGCTCCGTTAGACAAGCCTGGGCAACAAAACGGCCGAGACGTTGTTGTTGCCTGACCTACAGGTACACACGCCGGGTTACACATACCCGTGGCGTCCACGCTCAGACCCGAGCAGCATGGTCCGAGTGCAGCGTTGCCCCCTGCTGGTGTACATGTGCTTCCTCCACTTCCGCTGCCGCTTCCACTTCCGCTGCCGCTTCCACTTCCGCTGCCGCTTCCACTTCCACTTCCGCTTCCACTTCCACTTCCGCTGCCGCTTCCACTGCCGCTTCCACTGCCGCTTCCACTTCCTCCACTGCTTCCTGAGGTTGAAGACGTCCCTGGAGACGGAGCTCCTGAAGGGCTCCCTGAAGACGGTGGTGGTGGAGGAGGTGAGCTCCCGTTGAAAACTCCAGCGGCGGCCAAAGCTCCGACTATGATTGAGGCGCATACGCAGATGACAACTATAAGTATACCTATAGTCTTTCCTTTCATTCTACTACCTAGTGAGATTTTTAACGAGATAAAAGACTCTTGGGTCTTAGTAAGGTATGGCGACCATCGTTGCCCCTCCTCGGGGTCCAGTAACTCGTACAGTTCCAACGCGTCGGGGCGGGAAGTTTCGCTGGACGATACATACACACCCGAACCACGCGTTTACAGTTCGGTTCAAGGAGGATAGTCCAACGGCCATCGTAGGGTTCAAGCACGTGGACCATGCACTCATAGTTGGAAAGATGATTGAAACATATTATGTAAAGCAAAAGGAGTGGCCAGACACGACGGGGCCACTCCTTTTACCAGCACCCCATGACGGAGACCTTGACTTTTTGTTTTTACGTAAATGGGACCTGAATGATCTTCAGGTGGAGTGTACAAAGAACTTTTTGAGTATGGTATCTGTAGACGATCTCGAACCTACAAGGAATGGGTTCAATTTTGATGGAAAATTAATGTCTTTTGATGCCCCTATGGAGTTTTACGCTACAAGACTCGAGGAGCTTTTAGAGGTTTAGCCTTGGTCCTGACACATACCCTGTCCGTTTCCAAAGTCCATACATGTCGAGTTACTATCACAGGGGTTGGGATCGCAAAAGTTCCGTGACGGGTTTGTTGTTTGAGAAGTTCCAGAGTAAGATTGAACACAGGTTCCTGGACACGGAATCTGTTGCGTCAAGGGTGGACAGTTCGCCCCATTTTGAGTAATAGTACGCGTCTGTGTAATCATTCCTCCGCTACACGGAAGAGTAGAAGGGTCAGGACATCCAGGTGTCCATCCAGACACCTGACAATCTGTAGGAGGGGGTGGGTTATAGGTAGGAACTGTAACACCGTAAGTTTGTTGTAAATTTGTGTTTATTTGTTGTTGACTTAGAATACAAGAGTTTAGTCGGCGGTCGAGCTCCTGACCCGCGGGACACGTCACGCACGTTGGTGCGTTACACGAAACAGTCTGAGTCAGGGGTGGACACGCCGTCCCTCCGTTGGATGCTGGTGTTGTGACCGTTCGAGTCTGTGTTTTCGTCCCGGAGGTTCCACAATCGGTCGCCGAACAGCTTCCCGAGTCGGCCCAAGCAGAAACCGCACAGTTAACTGGTCCGGATACAGAGGCGTAGCTTGGACCCGAATATGCAGCAGGTGTTGGGGCAGGCACAGGAGCTGGAGCCGGGCTAGGAGACTGTGAATCAGAGGGTGGTGAAGAAGACGATCCACTTATGTCTATAACACCCGCCGCGATAAGGGACCCTACTATAATCATTGCACATCCAATGAGGATGAGAATAATTACAAGTGGATTCATATATATTTGCTAGATTATTTAGGAAGCCACGCCTTTCCCCTGAGAACAGACTTGGCGTAGACGGCACACAAGCAAAAGTGGATATGGGGCCAATCAAGGACATCCATAGCATCCAGCTTGATGTTAAAAGGATTCTTGTTAATCTCAGTCATGAGTGTCGATGGCTTCTCTGGGCTCAGGGTCTCTGCGATATCACACATGTGTGAAAGCCACTTGACGTGGATTTCAGACGTGGGGTCAAACACCTTCACAAACTTTGACGTGTTGGACATTTTCTAATACGTAATTAATCTTTTTAAGCCAGCCCGCCACCGCACGCCCCACAGTACCCATCCGTCTTGCGGAAAAAGGCGAGCCAGATGATCAGGAGAATAAGGATGTACAGAACTGCGTTTTTCATTTACTATTCCTCAATATCTTCTTCTGACTCTTCATCGTCCTCGTCGTCGTCATTCTGAAACTCCTCCTCCTCATCCTCCTCGTCCTCCTCTGATGTGAAAAGGTCAGACTCCTCTTCGTCTTCATCATCCTCCTCTTCCTCCTCATCTGAAGGCACGTAATCATCGTCAGACTCCACTTTGACAAAACCATCATCGAGTGGGGCAAAACCAACATCACACTCGTCACTGGTTTTTAGGTATTCAGCTATAGACTCGTCATCAACCTCATACGTATCTTCCTCATAGCGCCAAATTTTATCATCAGATTCGGACAGGTACCTGATGGTGAAAATGACTCCATTCTCCTCGACAATCTTAGCAAGGAGAGGAACTGGCTTACGGGACCCAACATCCGTCCAAACACGGACGAGACTCATCTGTTGAACTCTGCTCTAAATGTTTTTATCTGGGTTTTACGCACCCTTTAGAGCTTGGCAATCGTGTTTGCCAGGAGCATCAGCCCCTTGGGCTTGCGTGGGCCGCGCTTCTTGCCCTTGTTCTTGCGTGCGCGACGCAGACCCTCACCCAGAGGGTTGGGCAGGTTCCACTGCATAACCTTGCGTGGGCGGCCAACTGGGCGCTTGGGCTTGTAGCCCTCCTCAAGCTCCACGATGAATGGCCGGCGCTTCACTGGGAGCACACGGACGCCACCTGCACGTGGCTTGTATGCACCACGAGCCTTGCCCGAGTTCTCACGCTCCTTGCGGTTGAACTTGGGGCGAATAGGGCTGGGGACCTTATTCTTGACGTACTTTGTAGCAACGGTCGACCCGGCTGGGTTCTTGTAGAACTTAGCCTTGGGGTTGTATGCAACACCCTTTTCCGTCTTGACGACGTACTTGCCCTGAGCGGTCCGGTAAATAACCCGGCGCTTAAAATTCATAAAATTCGTGGCTTCCATTTTTATTTTGTACTATTTCGCACGAAAATTAATTCACTTGGGGGTCATGGACCGGAGCATAGCGTCAATGCGGGCACCGGCACCAGCGGGCATCTTGGCGTGACGGCCGCGCTTGTGCATGATCTTCATCGCGGCCAGGCCCATAGGGCTGCCGGGGGTCACGATGTAGCGGCGACCCTTGACGGGGCGACCACGGCGCATCATGATCTTCATGCCCGCGAGGCCGATGGGGCTCACGCTGGCACCCATGGCAGCAACGCGCACGGGGCGTCCACGGCGCTTCATGATCTTCATGCCGGCCAGACCGATGGAGCCACCTGGCGTGATGATGTGGCGGTGCACCTTCATGGGGCGACCGCGGCGCATCATGATCTTCATACCCGCGAGGCCGATGGGGCTCGTGCTCGCCTTGGGGCTGGCGAACAGGCGAGCCAGGTCACCAGCCTTGACACCCGCGCGAGGGCCGCGAGCCTTGCCGGCGTTGACGCGGCGCTTGCGGGTCGCCTTGGGGCGGATGGCGGTGGGCACACGGGCACCGGAGTTGGTCAGGGTGCGCACGGTACCGCCTGGGCTCTTGACGTAGGCGGCCTTGGGGTTGTAGGCCATGCCCTTGCCCGTCTTGACGACGTACTTGCCGTTGGCAGTCATCATAATGACGCGGTGCTTCTTATTCATAAACTTGGTGGGAGCCTTGGGAACGGCGGGACGACCACGAGCCATAGTAGTTGGTACTATTACAATAGAAAAAATTCAGCACTTCCACTTGGAACCACAGCTCATGCAGGTGACGTAAGTCGTCATAGGCTCATCAGCACTCCGAGTCTGCAACTGATAGTAGGTCGTTTTGACCGACTTGCACTTACCGCACTTGAACTGCCCCACATAGTCCTGGTCCATCTGCGCCTTGGCTTGTTCCCTCTTGTTGTCCCTCTCCTTGAGAGCCATCATCGTCTTGGCACACGGCCCATCGGGCCACAGAACCTCGGCTGGGTACTTGGCTAGGTTCTTGACGTCCAACTCCTTTGTTCTGAGTCGATAGGCGAGCTGATTCACGAGGTTGAGCTTGACTTGAACCTTGTCCCCATCGACCTCGGTGGTCAGGGATACGGCATGGTTCGGCCGCCGAAGCTCTGTTGTGAGCCAATTAACCTTGGTCTTGTACATCTTACGAAACTTGGGGTTTTCCCAAGACGGCGCTTCGTTGATGTTGCGAGCCGTTCTGACTGCCCAATTGAGCGTGCTGATTTCTGCATTCTTTGATGGTGCACCTGGAGCTATGAGGTCCGCGAAAAGCTGACGCGTGTACTCACGCAAAGGGTGATTCATGAAGACCAAGTACGCAGTACTTGTGATAGTAACGTATCTACTGTTTAAGCAGCCCCCTTGGCCTGGGTAGGACACGTTTTTTAAAGACACCCCTCGCTTTTAAAAACATGTATCCAAAGGTTGCGTGTACAGCGCACCGCCGAGATTTCACCTTTAATACGTGTCAGAGATGTGCCGAGCGCAATTTAATTCGTGAATTGATGCTTGAGGCGGGACGTCAGGGGGTTCACTCCTGGTGTCTGGCCCGATGGATTCATAGAAAGTATGGAGACCTCATAGTTGTTCGAAGACTTGGAAACGGGGACATGGGTACGTCCTTACCCTGTGTCGTGTGTCGCAAAGTCCTAGACAGAATGTCTATCCAGTGGAGGGCTCATATAGGCTCAAAGTGGGTCCGAAGTACAGACCCTGATCTCCCCGAGTCACGACCGACCCATAGACAGAGTCAGTCGTGGAAATAAATATTTGTATGAAATAATGAAGACTGTTCAGTCTCTGATGAGCATCGGTCTCGGGTTTGCACTTGCTTGGGGAATTCTCACATTTTTTCCCCAACGCAAAGTTTCGACTTTTACCCTGGATCCATGGCCGGTCGACGTTGACAACTCGAACTTGGCGCTGGTCGGTGTAGGTCTCTCAACACAAGTGCCCAAGCCAAGCGTTATGGACCCAGCGTCTCCGAGTACCAAGCCAAAGATGGTTATACTCAGCCCTGCTTCCCCGATGAAGAGCCCAGTTGCCTCGTCTCCCGCACCTATGGTGACAGCAAGCCCCGTTCCACAGCCGCCAGTGACAGCAAGCCCTATGACGATGACGGGGCCTTCTCCTTCCGTTTAATTCCAAGAGCATTTTCAAGTGTTGATGTTGCTCGACTCAAAGGCTTGGTCCGTTTCAGACGAAGCGTATCAGTTTCTGTTGAGGAATTCTCAATTGCCATGAGCTTTCCTGAATTTTGAGCCTGTTTTGACGAGGTTCCAGTCTTCGTACTTACTGCACCGTCTCCACCTGACGTTGCAAAGTACAACTTTTCAAAAGGGTAATGAATACGAGGAGGTTCTACGAGACCTCCGTACCCTCGAAACTCTTCGATTGTCATGGACCCACCGAAACACTTGAGGGCTTGACGCTTGGGTGCGGGCCACAAGGACTCGTAGCGGCCTATGGAACGCCGACGCATCATGGCCAAAAAGGACTGGATCTCCCCGGACCGTGAAGTCCCCATATCTATGGCGTACGCCTTGGCACATTGCCACGAGCAAAAGTTCCCTATACACGAAAACTTGTCTAATTTTGAGTCATATTTGACTGGAAGGTGAATAGGAGGGTCTATGGGCAAAGCGTGAATGCACCACCAGCAAACTAGGAAAGGGTCTTCAGACCCTTTTTGCCCTGCGGGTGCCACAAAGTCCTTCGGACTTTGGCTCATTAAACTTAAAAAACTAAAAATCTTTAATAATAGATGCTTTTGTCAATTGACTGTGGAATTAAGAACCTTGCAATGTGTCTAATTGATCCTTTGACGAAAAAGATTCACCAATGGGACGTCTCGGGTGTTCCCCCAAAGCATGCAGATGGTATCTTTCCGTGTATGGTCAAGCACCTCAATAGCAAACCCTGGGTCCTCGAGGCCAAGACGGTCCTGATCGAGAAACAACCCGATAGGAACCGTGGTATGAAAGGTATCGAGAACCTACTTCATACGTACTTTTTGGTCAAGGAGAAGGACGTCATTATCTGGGACGCGCGCCACAAGATTCCTGACCACGCGGGGGCGGGAAAAGCCATGTACGCAAAGCGCAAGAAGGCCTCCGTCGAGCGTGCCCGTACATTCATAGCGGGCGCTGGCCCCAATGAAAACTGGGTCAAGTTCTTTGACAGCCACAAAAAGAAGGATGATCTGGCCGATACGGTCATGCAAGCTCTCAGTTTCATCGAAAAGCGGCCGTCTGATGAAGCCCCTAAAAAGGTCAAGAAAGCCGTCCCACGCAAACCCACAGATAATCAGACCCGTACAAAGTATTCAAAGGCGAATCTTGCGTGGCTCGTCAAGACAGGAGCCAAACAGGATGCGCGGTTCAAAAAGGACCTGGCGCGGTACTACAATTCAATTGATGAGCTTATTTTTGATTTTTCGCTCAAGTCACCCGCGGTTTGAAAGTCGGAGACTTTCAAATCAACATGAGCTTCTGGTGACCCACGCGAATCTTGGTGTCCACGTGGATGGTCTGACCGGCAGCCTGCAAGGCCCGGCAAAACGACACATCCTCGCTATTCATATCCACGAGCGGGCCCACGGTCTGCAAGTCGGAGTGGAACCAGGGATACTTGAGGTTCTCAACAACACCCTTGCGAATCATCATCCAGCCCATCCCCGTGTATGCAACAGGAAGGTACTGTGGTGCACCCACCACATCCTCCGGGCGCATAAACTTGAAGGTTCCATTCTTCAAAAAGAAGTCCTCATTCCACTCCTTGACGGTCGCAAAGTGCTGGAGGTCCTCCATCATGTAC